TGCCAACATAGACAGCATGGTATCAGGTTCCGACAGGCTCATCTACAACATGATCAAGAAAGAAGCGTTCAATGCCACGCCTGGTACCACTGCTGGTGCCTGGGGCCCCGGAGAAGTGGGATTGAGCATCTTGGCCAACCCAGTCACCAAGGGCACAGAAGGTGGCGACCTGCGAGTGATGACCAAGCAAGGACCAGTAGAGATTGAACTCAAGGGCATGAAAAGTGGCACCAGTGGAGGTAGGTTCAACAGCAATGGTGTGGCCAAGGCCACGGATGCAGGGCGACTTTTCAAGCCTGTGGTCATGAATTTTTTCAATGCTCTATGGGCATTGCAACCAAAACAACAGGGCATGACTCCTGCTCAATTGGAAAAACAAATAGTCAAGACCTTTACCAAACCGCCTACTGCCACTGGCAAAGCTCGAGCCAAGCCTGTCAAGAATCACATGACATTTGATCTAGAAGCATTGCGAGATTTCTGGAATCCAAAACTCATCGTGCCTGCTTCAAGATTGTTCCCCAAGGAAACCAAGGCCATATGCAAAGAGTTCTTGGAAGGCATGGCACGTGCGGCTGTGCTACCCAGTGGACAGAAATTCGCAGAGCCTGCTATCAAAGAAATGCTACGCGATCCTAACATATTCTATCGTTCTGAACAAGGCGGGTTTGGGTTGTCGCATAGAGGCATACAGGCCAACATCTGCAAGATACTCTACAGCGTGTATGCTGGTGTGGATAAGAAAGGTGTGATCATGTATTTCAACACAGTGACCACCAACTACTATATCGCACGTGGGCCCGACGACATGAATGAACAGATAATGTCAGGCAAGCTCAAGACAGGCAACGCTATCATTGATTTTGCCGCAGGACAAAGTCCTGCCAGTCCACAAGTGGGTATAGACTGATGAAAATATTTGAAGTCCTTGAACACAAAGCACAGCCAGTGTTCCTGGCCGAAGGCATCCCACATCCTGAGGATTCTATCTGGACGGGTGGCATCCCAGCGGCTCAAAAAGAAGTGGCCAAGATCAGCCAGATGACCGCAGGACAGGAACTGACCACTATCAAATGGGATGGATTCCCTGCTGTGATATTTGGACGCAACGTGGACGGCCAGCTCATGGTCACAGACAAACACATGTTTGACAAAAAGGATGGCAGTGGCCGGGTGACCAGTCCTGAAGCGTTCAGGCAGTATGACATCAATCGTGGTGCTGACCGTGCTGATCTTTATGGCAAGATCAACCTACTATGGCCTGCGCTGGAAAGCATCATACCCAGCAACTTCCGCGGCTTTTACATGGGCGATCTGTTGTATGCAGGACGCCTTGAACCAACTGATGGTGCGTATGTGTTCAAGCCCAACACAGTTACCTACAAGATACCCCTGCAACTCAATGGCAAGCCAAATCCTATCGCGTCCAAGATATCCAACAGCATCGCAGGCATCGCAGTACACACATTCATACCAGGCATAGGCGAACCAGATCAGCCACTGCAAGGTCTCGGCGGCTTGCCTGCTGATGGCAACCCAATCTGGTTCGTCACAGGCGAGATGCCAGTGCCCAAGGTCAACATCAAGCCAGCTTCTGCCAACGCAGTGAACTCTGTGATAGGCAAGTACGAACAAGCAGTAACATTGTTCCTGGCAGATCTCACAGGCATGAAAGCCAAAGGGATCATTGGCTTGGCCAGCAAATACATAACCAGCAAGATAGAGCAAGGTAACTTTGACAACATGCTGGAAGGATACTACAAGTATCTAGAAGGTCAACTGTCCCCTGCGGCCAATCAAAAGCTACTGGCAGGTGGTCAGGGCTGGCTGTACAAAGAAGGTCGTAAAGGCATAGAAGGCATGTTCGCCATATGGGTGTCCTTGTACAACTTCAAACTGGATGTGAAGAAACAGATAGACGCACAGCAAGCGTCTGGAGCGGTGCAGGCCTACACTGGCAATGACATAGGTCATGAAGGTTATGTGGTAGGTGGCGGCGCAGACAAATTCAAACTGATCGACAGGCTAGGTTTCAGCAGGGCTAACTTCCAAAAAAATGGCAATTAAACTAGATTTCATAACCAAGGAACTGGTAGAAGCCAGGATGTTCACTGGCACAGCCAGCATAGGCAAGCATAGCCTCAGTGAGCTGAGTCGTATACTGTATCTCAATCTGCTGGCCGTGGAGATCCTGCGCTACACAGATCTAGACATGGCACAGCATTATGCCAACCAGACCCTGCAATACGGTGACTTCAACCACATGCGTGGATCCGGCACAGATCTAGCCAATCTGCTGGCAGTTATCAGCAACCAGAATGACTATGATGATAGGTTAGAAATAGATGACAAAGTGGTGGCACCAGTGCTACAGACCAAGTCGTACCTGCGCGGAGTATGGCAACTGAACCCACGTGGGCAACACTCGCGTGATCGCATGTTTTTCATGAACATAGAAGCCCAGCTGGGCATCAATGACAGCATGCTCTGGAGCATCAGGCGTGGAGTTTTGGACTGGGAACTGCTGGACTCGCATGAGAGAACCAGGGTGCTGAATAATATGCGCAGAGAAATCCAGCGCCATGCCATGCGCCTGGATCTGGCAGAATACTTGCCAAAACACTGAATTACGTTTCAAATCATAAATATTTGCATGTAGCACCAAGGTGCTCGTATAATTTAGGAGAACTAAAATGGCAGTTTTTGCAAGAACTAACGGCGGCGCACAGCCAGTCCAAAACGTAGGTAACTATACAACTACCAATGCAAACGCACAGTTTGTGTCAACAGGTATCGCTACTCCACTCAACGCATATCGTCTTGAGTTGGATGGTAACCTTGCCGCAGAACTGGGCTACAACGCATCAGGTACACCAGGTGCAGTTACAACCCTGTTGAACGCAATCGCAGCCAACGCAACTGTGTTGGCATATCAGATCGACGTAGGCACAGGTGGTGCAGGTGGCTTTGGTGCCGCATTGAGCGTTCTAGTTGAGCGTTCAGCTTGGACCGGCAACGCCGCTCTGCAGACTTATGTCCGTGCATTGGGTTCAAACATTGGCGCAACACAAACTGTTGACGCTAGCGTTACCAACGTATACGACAAAGGCTTCAAGCTCGCTCGCGTGTAATATTATTCACCGTGACAGGAAAAGCACCTCCGGGTGCTTTTTTTGTGACTAAATATTTGCATGACACCGCGCGACACAATCATCTGTGGATACACCTTGGTAGACATAACACGTACAGGTGTTATAAGAGATACCGTGGATCCTATGGCCAGAGATCAACAGCGCAACTGGGAGACTGTGCTTCAATGCATAGGACTCAGGGCACAGCCCACCGAGATAGATTTCCTCATCAAAGAAAAAGACATGAAGGAAATGGAGTTTGGTGAGATGTACCAGGACCAACAGATGGTCTGGGCTTTTGCTTTCACTGTTGAACACCAGTCTGTGTTCAATGATGGAGACAGAGAGCTAGGATTGTTGGAAGATGCATTTGATGAAGTGCCGGTGATCGTAGGGTTGAAAGAAACAGCCCGATTCATACTGCCTATTTTCCACACACGTGGACCCATTAAAAACATATATTTTAAATCTGTGACTACTGGGTTAAATAAGGTATAGATGCGTAATCATCGCTTGGCAATTTATTAAGGCTCATATCAAGGCTCAACAAACAGCATCGTTACAACATAACGGAGCAGACTCGGTGTCGACAAATATAGAGAAAACCAACCTTGAGGCCCACGTAGAGCTGTGTGCGGAAAGGTATGAGAAGTTGGAAAACAAATTACAGAACGTCGAGTCTAAAGTTGAACGTTTAGAATCTCACGTGATTGAAATCAAACAAGCACTGGCAGGTGCAGGCGACAAACAAAGCAAGCAACTGATTGCCATTGGCACGGCCATCATCAGTGTGCTGATCACTGGTCTCATCACTGTGCTAGTACATTTCATCAACGCAAGATGAGAGCCGTGGAAATAATGGGCGGTCTGACACTGCCCATAACTAATGAAGAAGCTGATTTACTCAACAAGTTTGACGCATCTAGCATTAAACGCAGTGATCTCAATGAACGTGAAATCATGATCGCCAATAACCTGGTGGTTAAAGATGTGCTCTATAGGAAGAATCAAGATGGCACAGTCACGTATTTCAAAAAAGCATAATAGCAAAATCTACGCAAAAGCAAAAAAACAGGCCATAGCAGAGACCGCTACCACGGTCATGTCCTATCTCATTGACCATTGGACACAGGACGAGCTAGACCGCATGTGTCACGGCGGTGACATGGTGTTCATTGATCTAGGGCAAAACTACTATCGCGTGGGCCGATACAATCTGCGCAAGCTCAACGCCCAGTGCTGGCGTGTGACCGACATGACCCATCACTGGATACATGATTTCTTCAACAAGCAAGCCGCGGTGTTCTTCTGCATGTTCGAAACCAAACAGCACTACGCGGCCAGTTACAAGATACTGCATGCTGATCAGCGCCTGGGCAGGATGCATGAGAGCATGTTGTACTATACGATGAAACTCAAGAAAGCCGATCAAACCGGCGATTCTTGGCGCAAAGACCTTTATTTGGCTAGGATTAGTGGCGTGAAACCACAGTATGAAGCAGAGGAAACTAATCTGCAGAAAACATTAACCCATGCTAAATACTCTAAAGTGTGGGATACGAAAAACCATGAAACTGCAAGACATAGCCACTAGGCCAACTTCATTAAAGATTAACAAAGTCAACGAAAGCCGCTTTGGTTTCGCAATTGACTATACAAAACTGACCGTGCCAAAAGCTCGTAGTATCAGCAAGCAATTGGGCGAAAGCCTCAACCTGCTGAAAAAGAGCTATGGTGTACACAGCACAGAGAAGAATCCAAAATACATGGAACTGCTCATGGTGCGTGAAGGTCTGCATCGTTGGATCGAGGAAAACCGTCCACTGACTGAAAGCGAGATCGCCAAGTCAGGCGCCATCCTCGCTGCCAAGGATATCGTGGACAGCATGCAGGACATGCTGGAAGACATCAGCAAGATGCAGAACGAACAACTGCCTGCGCTGTTGGATACCATCCGCGACCAGATTGGACAACCACAAGCTGATGCATTCAAAGGCACAGTGGCTCCATTGCTACAACAACTCACACAACAACTGCAAACCGCTCGCGAAACAGCCGACGGTGCCGCACGTACACTCGCAGGTGAGCAGACAGCCGCACCAATGGGCATGCCAGGTGCAGATCCAATGGCCGGTGGTGACATGGGCGGAGCTCCTGCACCAGACATGGGCAGTGACCTAGACATGGGCGACGAGGACGACGAATTCAATGCCACAGATCCTGCGGCAGGTGGTGATGCTGATCTAGGTAGAGAAAAGCGCGGTTAACAAATGCGCATTTTCGAGTTTAGTGTCAGTGCCACTGATGCCGAGCTGAAGGCACGAATACTCACTGTGATCGAGTTCCTTCGCAATCGTGATCACGACAAAAAAATCATAACTCCACGCAACACCAGTGGCTTCATCAACATGGTAAACAACCAGTTAGGTGATGCTTCTGGTGCCACCAGTCTCAACTACGAGCTACTGGATAAACTCAAAAACAGCGATCAAGCACTAGGACAATTGATCACTTCGTTGGATCAAAAGACCATCGAGTTCAAGCCATTCGGCGATGAGCCCGATGCGCCACAAGAGCCAGCAGATGATCAAACTGCTCCATCCGGCGGTGCCAAGGACCCAACCAAAACAGTTGACGCCATGGCCAAACGAGCTGCCGCAAATAGATCCTGACCCCTTGACACTCTGAATTAAATACTCTATAATAAGGAGTATCAATGGCCTATTCAGATAAAGTAATCGATCACTATGAAAACCCTAGAAACGTGGGTAGCTTTGATAAGTCTGACCCTGGTATTGGCACTGGCATGGTTGGGGCTCCAGCATGCGGTGATGTGATGAAACTACAGATAAAGGTACAAGATGGCATCATCCAGGACGCGAAATTCAAAACCTATGGATGTGGATCTGCGATTGCAAGTTCCTCTCTTGTTACCGAGTGGGTTAAAGGCAAGACGCTGGACCAAGCCTCAGCTATTAAAAATTCAGAGATTGCTGAAGAACTCGCCCTGCCACCAGTCAAAATCCATTGTTCAATACTTGCTGAAGACGCCATCAAAGCGGCCGTAGAGGACTACAAGAAAAAACATGCAGACGATCAACGCACAACCTAGAACATTTAACAATCCTGGATATCTGCTATGCGATCTACCAACGGATATCATGGATCAGATCAACAAACAGGTCGACGATGTGATAGCCAGACCTGGAGAGTATGCTCCTGCGAATCATAGGCTAGCAGGCGCACTCAAACAAGAATACACTCTGCGACTGCCAGACAACATCTCACGAAACATAGTGGAATGTGGCAGGGCCTGGAGCAAAACATTTACCAATCAAAATCCCAAGCTGAAGCTTGGTGAGATCTGGGTGAACCTGCAACGCAAGCACGAATACAATCCTTTGCATGATCATGATGGCTATCTCAGTTTCGTCATATGGGTGCGCATACCCTATGATCTAAAAGATGAGCTGGCATTGTATCCACAGGCAAGGGGTAATGATACCAGCAAGTTTGGTTTTGTTTATACCAATGTGTTTGGACAAGTGACCACAGACATGTTGCCAGTGGATCGAGACTGGCAAGGACGCATGGCCATGTTTCCGTCCAATCTCACCCACATGGTTTATCCTTTTTATACATCCGATGGTCTACGGATCTCAATCTCAGGGAATCTATACGTTGATAACAGTATCTGACAAAGCCGCACAGCGCATACAGAGCATGTTGGACAAAAGAGGCAACGGCCTGGGCATACGCCTGGGCGTGAAAACTAGAGGTTGCACTGGACTGGCTTATGTGTTAGAATATGTAGATCAACCACAGCCAGGCGACAATCAATTGACAGATAACGGTGTGAACATTTTCGTAGACCCAAAGAGCCTGATATACATCATAGGCACACATGTAGACTGGCAACGTGAAGGCCTGAATGAAGGATTCAAATTCGTGAACCCAAATGAAAAAGGCACTTGTGGTTGTGGGGAAAGTTTCCACATATAATGATAACCAATCGATACCAATACTTGCCAATTGATCGCACCACGATCGATGGCAAAAGACACTACTGCCTGCCCTCAGGTGCCAAGGTGCCCAGTGTGACCACTATCCTGGATCGCACCAAACCCGAAGAAGCCAAGCAGAAACTGCAAGAGTGGCGCAATCGTGTGGGACATGAACGTGCGCAGGCCATCACTACCGAAGCGGCCAATCGTGGCACTCGCATGCATGCCTATCTTGAGAGCTTTATCCTCAGCGATGACATGAAGCCTTTGCCCAGCAATCCTTATGCCCACCCATCCTGGTTCATGGCCGCTGAAGTCATACTCAAGGGTCTAGTGAATGTTGATGAGTTCTGGGGATGCGAAGTGCCTGTGTATTATAGCGGGTTATATGCAGGCACCACAGACTGCGTGGGCGTGTGGAAAGGCCAGCCTGCTATCATGGATTTCAAGCAGACCAACAAGCCCAAGAAGCGTGAGTGGATCGACGACTATTTCATACAGCTGGCCGCATACGCAGACGCACACAACGAGAGACATGGCACTAACATACAGCAGGGCGTGATCTTGATGTGCGCACAGCCAAAACAGCTGGAAGATGGCTCCTACACCACCCCAGAATACCAGGAATTCACCATCCAAGGCGACGAATTTGAACACTGGAGACAGGAGTGGCTCAAGCGGGTTGAGCTATATTACCTTATGAGCTAAATACTCCATACATCGGGGTTTTAGCACATGGCCGTAGTCCAAATATCAAGGATCCAGCACCGTAAGGGTCTGCAACAGGATCTACCACAACTAGCATCAGCGGAAATTGGCTGGGCGATCGACAGCCGCAGGCTTTATATAGGCAATGGCACCATCGCTGAAGGTGCTCCACAAGTGGGTGTCACAGAGATACTCACACAGTATTCTGACCTGCTGAACATCAGTGACGCTTACACTTTCAAGGGCGCAGAATCAGGTTACACCAGCCGTACTGGTCCAACCACTGACCGTCCTATCAAACGCACACAGCAACAAAAGCTGGATGACTATGTGAACGTGCGTGATTTTGGTGCCAAGGGCGACGGCAACACCAACGACACAGCCGCGCTACAACGTGCTATCGACGAAACATTGTTTGGTAACTTCAGCTTGGCCACACCACGCCTGCGTCGCGTGATACACTTGCCCGCTGGTGTTTATATCATCACTGGGAGCTTGAAGATACCTACCTAATGCTATCTAC